GTTTAATATTATAGAAGGTACTGTTGTATTATTACTTGATATACCTATTCCTCCTGCATTATTCCAGTTACTTATTATAGTTGAATTATATATCTCAGAAAGTGAGCTATTTGCAAAAACAGAGTAACTACTTGTAGATCTTGATGTTGTATTATATGCTACAGCTCCACTAAGTAATTGTAATCCTCTTGATGAGGCACTTATCCCAGTGCAGTTATAAATATAAGCTGCTAATACATAAAGTCCAACCCCACTAACAGACATACCAACACAATTTATTATACTTGTAGCACTTTGAATATCAAATCCAACTCCTGATGTAGACCTACCAACGCAATTAATAGAAATTGCTGCACTAAAAAATCCTGCTCCACTTGCTGATATACCTACACTATTAGAGTGATTTCCACCAAGTCCATATATTCCATATCCTGAATCTGATACTCCTGTACAATTTTGTATATCACCACCATTATGGCATCTGATTCCTGTACCGCCACTTGTTCCATATCCTATACTATTATTCAATTTTGCTCCAGAAGAAGTAAATATAGCAATTGCACCCCAAGTAGTGGTAGCGTAAGCTACTGCATTATTTATTTCATGAATAGAGCTTGTACTATACAATATACCACATCCACTTCCTGAATTTCTAAATGTAGAACCAGAACAGTTTATTACTCCTAAACCATTTATACCTAGTATTAAACAAGAGTTATCAAATAGACTTCCAGTACTACCAGTTCTAACAACATTTAAGTTTATAATATTACAAGATGTAGTTACTGAATTTGCTGCTGAAAGCGCATGATTTAGTCCACTATTGTTTAGAGTATATGTATGACCATTACCATTTATATTTACTCCATTTTTAAGAGTAATGGTAACAGCTCCTGTCTCTACTACATCCGCAAACATCTCTATTGTCTGCCCTGCTGTTGCAGCAGTCATAGCTAAAGTAAGTGTAGTATAGTATGTATACACACCAGATGAATTAGATATACCCCATATCCCTGTTGCTCCACCTGATGAGGCTATGTTTATTTGTGTACTCATTAATATGTTTTAGTTAATGTAAATATCTCTGAATAAATACTATTTCCTGCATTATTAGTATTCCATTGAGCAGTTATAACAAGTGTGTTTAATACAGTAGTATCAAAAGTTGTGTTGTTTATAATACTAAAATTTACTCCTTCAAAGTTGAATCCTGAATTTTTAGTATATGCAAATAATCCCCCTGATGCTATAGAAGCTACAGTGGCTACCCCTAAAGTTCTTACAGTAAAATCAACATCTAGTTTCCAATGTTTAGATGTAGTAGCATTCATTGTCATTACTCCTGTATCTGCTAGTGGTATTCCTGTAGCAGTTTTAATTCTAATATGTAAAGTAGCAGTACCCACACAGGATAAGTGGCCTATTAGCACTCCTTTAAAACTATCACCTACTTGAAATCCATTTGCTGGAATAGTAAGACTTCCTAAACCGCCATCTAATAAATTACTCTCAACAGCTGTAGCTGTCACAGGTGTACTTGATGATGTCTGTGTATATAGTCCTCCTATTGTAGTATACGGATTACTTGAATATCTATCTATGTAGATATTAGTACTCATTAGTTATTATATGTTATAATTAAAGAAGCACCTGGGTTAGTGGTTGTTTTCCAATAAAATACGTTAGGAGGATAACTCCATGCTAATCCTCCAGCATCCATATTAATTGTTGTTCCTGTAGGTAAACGTATAAAATTTGCTGCTCCATCAAATGAAATTTCAGCATCAGCCGTACCATTACTTGCAAAAGAAATGGAATAACAAGATACTGCAAGATTATCATCATGAATAGTTTCAAAAATTATATTAGGAGTTACAGAGTTTTCAAACTGATCATTAGTTAGTACTACAGATACTGAATCAACCTCTGCTCTATTATCTAAAGGTCCTAGAATTTCTACAGGTAAAGGTAAAGGAGATACTATATTAACATCTATTCCTGTTGCTAACTCATCTATAATATCTTGTAGTAGCTGTTCTATACCATCAGTATTAATGTTGATTTCTTTTAGTTCATCACAAATACACTGTAAACCACGAAGCACCTGCCATTGCCATGGCATGTTATTACCTTGGTTTCCTGAATCTTTTAAATTTCCTATTGACATAGTTTCTTATTTAATTAATTATAATATAACTAATTTTAATAACATTATTAAATGCTGCTGACCCAACATTATAAATACGAATAGCAAAACTTCCATTAACAATAGTTTCTGTAATTAATACAGGAATTCCAGCTCCAGGATGTTCTGCTGTAAGAAGAATTCTAGATGTTGCTAGTACTTTAGAATTATTTACTGTAAATGCTGCATTAGAACCTGCTCCTAAAGTACTTGATACTGTAGTAATAATTCCATTATTAGCATTAACTGTAACAGCAGTACTTATTGCAGTTATCTGAGTTACATTAGCAGTATCATATAATGCTTGTAAAGGTTCTGCATTAACAGCTAATGGTAGCCAATTATCATCGCGAGAAGGATCTTGTGCACCCACTGCAATTAGAGTATTAACATCGGTTGGAATTGTGGTTCTATAGTTACCAGCTTTAATCCAAGAAATAAAATTTAAAATGTCCATGATTGTTTGTTTTAATAAATATACAATATAATATACAAAAAATATTTCACATAAAAAAATCCCCAGCTAAAAAAAACTGAGGATCTTTCCGTTTGAGAGAAGCATATCAAAACAATGTCCCTAAATAAAATGCTATAAACAACATAACTACTAAAGTTATATTGGCAATCTTTCTTCCTTCCGGATCATCATGCCACATATTATGCATCTTATTATATATAGGTTTAGTCATAGCATTGTGTACTAAAAATAGAAACCCAATTACTAATATACCTACAATAAATATTATTCCTGTTATCATAATAAATCAATTCTACGTTGTAAATATACTAAAGCTTTTTGTAAATCCTCCTTTGTTTTAGCAGAATCTTTTTTACCAGCCCTTGCAACATACTTAATTACGTTACCTAGATAGAAGTCTTTATCAAGATCCCATTCTTCAAGAACTCTGAATACTTCATAAGGATTATCTTTACCACCATAGTACTCAGGCCGGGGTCCTTCTGCTAAGTTAATTACTCTTTTACTTACATCCACAAGAGTAGCTTTTATTCTTGGATCAGCCATGATTACCAGATAATAACTACGTCACCTTCATTAAGAACTAACTTAACTTGACCATCTATATCTATGCGTTCTACTTGCTCCATATTAAGAGCTGAAGTTCTAATATACACTTGATCACCTACTGCAACTTCTTCTACTTTTTCTCCTATGGCAAACACTGTAAGTCTACTCCACAATTTCATAGCATCAGCCATAATTGCCTCTTCATCTTTAGCTGACAATTCAAGTCCAGACTTTTTTCTTTCTGGTACACTAACTAATATAGTTCTACCTCTTAGTTTCTTAAACATACTTATTTATTTTTTAACGTGATTACTTTTACTACTGCCATCTGAGCATTAATTAATTCTCCTAGTGCATGATCAAACAACATACTTTTTAGGGGCCCTCTTTCATTCTCATAGTTGGTCTTCAAGATCTCAGCCATCTGTGCTGCTAATAACTTTACTTTAGTTACCTCTGAATCATCTAAATTATCAGGATCTAATCCTACTAACTGATGTCCAAAAGGAACTATCTTATGCTCCACCATTTCGGGAGCTTTGTCTGGTATAGCATATACCGGTTTATTTTCACTCATATTATTTGGTTTTAAAATTATGCATCATATGATTGATTTGTATCCAGAGGCTCTGGCATATCCTTTGAATGATCTAAGATATTTAACTTAATCTTTTCTAGTAAACCTACTATAGCAAGATTATCATATACAACATCACTCATTCTTACTTCTAAGCCTTCGCCTTTCTCAACAATGCTTAGAATTGTTTTTTCTTGTTTATCCATTATTTTATTTATTTCTTCATACATCTCTCTAGCCTGGAGATTATCCATACCAAGTTCAGCAGCATCTTTAGTTAGCTTTTCCCACAACAGTCTTTGCTGGCGTGTCATAAGATAAAGATTTAATGGAAGTTGTTGCTCTCATAGTTTGTTGGTGACACAAATATAAAAACTTTTTTTAAACATCAAATACAATGTTATATAAAAAATCCCGGTTACTTATTCCGGGATCTTCACCCAGTCCGTTGACCAGGTAACATATAACTCAAAGTAAATATAATATTTATTTTTTAAAAAATCCTTTCTTAGGGTTTTCCTTCTTATCAAAATCTAACTTCTCTATAATCTTATTAGCTTCTTCTTCAGCAAAAGTAATAACCTCTTCTTCCTTATCAGTAATTTTCCAGTTGTTCAAGAGAATACTCATATGCATAGTCTCATGCATAGTAGCTGTAGCTTTTTCTGTAAGGGAGTACTTCTTAAAAGTACCTAAATTTAAAAACAAGAATGGTTTGTATGGAGCTTTTGCTGTAAGCTTTTTATCTGCCGGGTCATAGTTAGTCCACCCATAAATATAAACCCCATTACCTTTAGTCTTATCTACTTCCTCTGCCTTAGCATCAGCTCTGTTAAGACCATGCATCTCCGATACCTTATAATAATCAAAGATCTCTACAGCATTATCACCTGCTAAGAGAACATACTTACCCATGTCATACTTTTTCATAAAGCAAATATATATACAATACTATAATAAACAAAAAACCCCGGACTATTAATCCAGGGCTCCTTGCAAAAAAAGAATGTAATCAAAATACAAAGCAGAGCTAAGGTAATAAATTTTTTTAAATAAAAATTTTTTTACTAATTTTTTTTGAGGTGGGTGGTTTGTAGTATATTATAGAATGAGGTGACTCCTTACTCAACTGACCCCCGGCCCGAGCCAGACAGGTGGTACCCCCCATGAAATCTAAAGACACTAAAACCATACAGAATAATAATATATAATATATCTACAGGATAAGTATCATCATACTCATGCATGGTGTGGATACTGATTCATACTGTTATGATATGATATGTAATATGTATATAGCATCATGTCTGTGTCTGTGTCAACCAACATGTTATATATCTAGCAAGCAACACAACAACATCATCTATATATACAGCTCTATACTATTATTAATATTAAATTAAAAGCTATGTGGTATAATAAGATTGTAATGAATGATGATAGTATTTTAAGTAAAGAGAAATATTATGTTGATAATGTATGGGAGATAGAGGAAGAGTGTGGGATTGATATTATGGGAAATTTTGTGTGTGAATTTTGGAGTGAAGATTAAAGGGGGTAATACCCCTTTATATTATATACAGCTTACTACTATTATTAATAATAAAATTAAAACCTATGAAAGTATTTGGATTGTTTAACATGGTTGCAGCATATATATGCACCATTATTTGTATTGTTTCAGTAACATATTATGTTGCTATAACACAACAGTATGCTAATGCATACATACTAGCAGTTGCTGGCTTTGGCATGTTCATGATTGCCAGAACATTGCATGAGGAATGGAGACATGGGAAGCTATAAGCTTCTCATTCTCTTTGTGTATATACAGCTTTTTACTATTATGGATAGTATTTTGATATTGTCCCGCTGTTATGGATAGGCCTCTACATAACATAAGCTGATATAAAGCCACCAACTCCTATGTAATAGTAGGAGTTTATTTTTTGTGTATATATACAGCTCTTTACTTCTATTAATATTTAAATTAAAAACTATGATTACTTACATTATTATTGATGGTGTGCTCACTATCAAAGAATGGGTATTAAACCCAAATGCTTGAACCTAAAGTGTCACTATAAGTGTGGCACTTTAACTATTTAATATACAGCTTATTACTAATCTTAATTAAAACAATATAATATGAAAGTTTATCAAGTTCAATCAACAAACATGGATGTTCAAGATGGTGTCTTTAGCAATGGTTATTTTATGCATAAACATCATGCTGAAGATATACTAAAAAGTCATGCAAGTAGTAAAGATGGAAACAATGTAGTAGAAGATCTTGAAGGTAAGTTAGAAACTTATGATGACCAATCTTTAGACTATACTATAGCACATCATAAACCTGCTGTATATTACCGCTCACACTGGGGTAACTATAGAATGGTTGTGTGGATATCAGAAGTACATGTTCAAGAATAAGGGGAGAAATCCCCTTTTACTTTAATACAGCTTTGTACTAATTTTAAATTATATATATGATAACAAAAATCATTTTTGTATGGTATCTGTGGACAGGTATCATAATTCCTCAAGGTGAACATGAGGGTAGAGACATGTATGCAATCTTC